GACGTCGTTTGCGTCATCAAGGCCCCTGAATAACACCTCGCACTCTATATCCCCTACGTCTATAACAAATTTATACTCCGTCTTCAGGAACGACCCCATTATATCAACTGGTATCCACTTCATGAAATCCGGGATGGATGTATCACGTAACTGCTCACGCGTGTTACGTACCCAGATCGCACGCGACCTCCGTATACCGTCTTTACAAGGTGCCATCATCGCGGCGTGGTGCAAAATTTTCATGATACCGGCTGTCGTCTTCGTCGATCCTACTGGACCAACAGCAAGTGATATGAACTTGTTTGAGTAGAAAAAATCGTCTAGAGACGAAATAACTTCAAAATTAATCTCATGGGAATCGGTCATGCCTCAATCGCAGTACTATCGCCTTCAATAACTACTTTTTCTTCGTTATCTTTAGCTCTAGTTATATTAATAACTACTTGAGGGCCTCCATCAACACCAACAACAGCTTTCCCATCTGGTTCTAATTTACCCATTTTGTTTAACATTTTTTGGAATTCTAGACGGGTGGCTGGATTTATTGTGGGATTCTGCATATGGCGGAATAAATTGTCCAGATTTACCGCTCCCATCAGCCTTGCGAGAGTTTCCATTTTCGCTGGATCGTCTTCTATCATTTGGAGTTGCCCCCTAGATAGAATGGATTTGTGGGTGAAATCTGGGCCTGTTACTTTATCTATGGGGTTACTCATATGGCGAAGTTTACACGGTTTACTAGGTGGATGTCAATTATTTAAACGGCTCATTTTGAACAGTATCTAAAAAATAGGGGTTGTGATGCACGGACTACCTAAGCATGGGTGGCCATAGCCTGTTCCTTCGTTCCCTACCCCCCTGTGGTCGGACATCTCGCCTATGGTAAGAGGGTTAACTGTATAAGCAGTTAATCAGACTCTTAATATAACAAGTATCCAAGATACTTTTTTATAGGAGATAAACCACTATGAAAACTAGTGCTTTTAAACCATTCATGGTTGCTCTATTAGAGCATAATGATACAGGTATTAAACTTAATGAAACTCTCGCTGGTATCTATAAAGATACAGCGACTCAATCTAAGTATTGTAAATGGGTTACTGATTATGCACATAACAACGGCGTGAAGAATGAAGTTGTTGCACAGTCAATAAAGAAGTTTCAGAATAGACTTAACAAGACTGCTACTCAACGCTTGTGCTTTGGGTTAGGTGATAAGGATAAATTGACTCACAAGGTTAGACTAGTGAGAGCCAATAAGCCCTTGGTTGAGTCTGGACATTTTACAACGGCTGAATTAAATGCAACACCAAAGCCGTTTAAGTTTGTCAAGTTTGACAATGATACACCCGAGCCAACATTTGAGGAACGACTACAAAAATTAGTTAACTCTTATCAGTTGACTAAGGCTCAAGTAATAAAGCAAGTTGACAAGATTACTTTTAAATAAAGTATCTTGGATACTATTTCAGAACCCCGATTTCGGTCGGGGTTTTGTTGTGTCCGTTACCCAATTTCAGTATCCAAGATACTATTTTCAATCGCCCTTGAATGGGTTATTTTTGTGTCTAATATCTGAAATCAAGATGGCTCGACTCATAGGGTATATGGAGGGCATTAAGACGGCAATAAGACAATATACCAAACTTTGTCTTATTACAAGAACGCTTACACAGATAGGGTTGCGAGTACCTATTAAGACAATAAGACAATAAGACAATAATAAATAATGAATAGAGAGATAAGCAAAGTTATTACTAGATTTACTGAAAAAGCACTCTTTTTCTCGATGACTTACTGTCTCTCTATTTCTGTGTCTTATTGTCTTATTAGAACGAAATTAGTTGCTACTAAGGGATTAAGACATTCTTCAATTGTCTTATTCAAGCGACTTAATAACCTGCCTCGACTCATAAGGTATATGGGAGGCATTTTTAAAACCAAAATAGTATCCGAGATACTAAAGGAGATAACATGAAATCAAGATATAACGCACAGTTAGTGCGAGTACAAATGACAGAGTACAGAGCATTTGCAAAGATGTTCAAGTACATAATGTTAATGACCATAACAGGTTGTTGCGTTCAGTCAGCATTTATCCTTACAAGGATAGCAGAGAGGTTACTGTAATGGATACCATAACAAACAAGCAAATGTGTGAGTACACTACATATCGCATACCGTTTCAGAACAACAATGGAACGGTAACTGCGAGTGAGACACCGAACGCTTTCGCAGGTCAAGACTTGTATGTTGTATGCTCTTATGGGGAACACTTCCCTATATATGTGTATGACTACCAGTCCGAGATGTGGTTCGGTAACTATGACAAGTACTCACCTACTACTAGCAAACATCAGACTATGGCACGACCAGAAGTTGATGATATACATATGCTAAGTACAGAAGAACTCAACCAAGTAATATACTGTGGTGGGTATAGGAACTATTGCTCTGATAGATGTGGAGTAATACTTTATAAAAACCGACAAAAAGTAGTATCCGAGATACTAAATTATAACAAGAGGAGAGCATAATGCCATCAATTAACCAATGCGTAGAAGTCGCAACTAAAATACTTCAGAAATCACCTAAAGCCGTACCATTCTTTCGTGGAAAACCAGGAATGGGAAAGTCCGACGCTTGTATACAGATAGGACATGATTTAGGTATCGACGACGATAGGATACTGGTCGTTCATGTCAACAACCACGATGTCGTAGACTTCACAGGTGTTCCATCAGTAACAGATGGGCAAACGATATTCAATCCCACCGAGATGTTCTACAAGTTTCGTGAGGGAACTGGTGCAGGACTTATAGTGTTAGAGGAGTTACCTCAATCGTCGACGCACCATCAGACTTGGGCGGCAGGGTTTCTACTGGAACGCACAACCCCGACATTCAAACTGGATAAAGATGTTCGCTTCCTCGTTACTGGTAACAGGGTAGAGGATAGGGCAGGTGCTAAGCAACTGCTTACACACTTATCCAATAGAATGTATGAGTTCGATATGGAAACATCAATCGACGACTGGTGTGAGTGGGCAATGCAGAATGATGTTGATGCGTTAGGTATAGCGTTCTTGAGGTTTAGACCACAACTACTTAATGACTTTGATGCTAATCGTTCGGTCAATCCAACACAACGAGCGTGGACTCAACTGTTCACCGAAGTGCCGAGAGATTTACCTGTCGAACTGTATATGTCAGCGTGTCAAGCCAAAGTCGGTGAAGGGGCTGCAGCCGAATGGGTAGCGTCGAAGGACTTAATGGGTAAGATGCCTAGCATTGATTCAATTAGGCTCGCACCCGAGAAGGTAGAGATACCCGACGAGCCTGCTGTTAAGTATGCAGTAGCGACTGCGTTGTCTATGACTACTGAACCCGACGAGATTGCATTTGAGAGAGATATGTTATATGTATCTCGTATGCCTAAAGAGTTTCAGATGGTGTATATAACTGATGCTCTAAGACTTCACCCGAAACTAACACAGACTAAAGCGTTTATTACTTGGTCTGTTAATAATAAAGACATCTTTATGGGAGGAAATTAAGATGAATAAAACATTACAACAAGCAATGGAACAGGCATTGAACCCTGTTGAAGAAAAAGTATCCGAGATACCAAACCCAATCGAACCGTCGACTGGGCAAGGTGTACCTCACGACACATCAGAGCCTATGCCTACACTACCACCGACGGCAACGGAAGAAGTATCCGAGGTACTAAAGGTAAAAGGGTTAGATGAGAAAGCAGTACTGATAAGTGTTAAGCGTAATATGTACTCACCATACAAGTTAGACCAAGAGGAAAGTAGACAGTATGGTGCAGGGAATGTTAATAAGCACTTGTTCGAGGGTAGAGATAACCTAGTTAAGTCTACTATCAGTAAATTCACAGAGGTTTATACATATGTGAAGGACAATACTGTGCCGTGGACTACTGGTGTTGACATGCTCAACATGAACCACTACCTAGAGTTTACAACTGGTCTGCGTAAGCGTGTAGATGATGCCCACCGAGCAGTTGACACACTCTGCTTGTCTTGGGAAGATGAAGTCAAGGCTGACCTCGAGCGATTAAGCGAGATAGCATTAGCAAAAGGGAAACCAAATCTTGCTAATGAAAACGACTATCCCGATGTCGACGAACTTCGATCAAAATTCGGAATACACATACGCTTCATGCCTGTGCCAACGACAGGTGATTTTCGTGTAGAAATATCCGACGACGACAAAGCGTCCTTGCAACAACAGTTAGATGATGCAGGTGTCAATGCTAACAAGCATGTGATTAAGTCAATGATAGAGCCAATGGAACGAGCGATTGCGAAGTTATCAGTACCAATAGGTAACAACGGCTCTGTGTTCCGAGATACTCTAGTTGATAACCTCGTGGAAGTTACCGAGCGTATGAACAAAATCAATCTTAGCGACGACGCTACCATTCAAGATAGTATCGACAACCTACGAGATTTGATTAGCACATATGCTAGTGAGCAAGGTAAAGACCTACTGCGTAGCAATCAGACATCTCGTGAGAAAGCAGTTAACGACATAGACTCTCTGTGCAAGCAGATGTCAGGGTTGGTGTGATATGGGATATCGAAACGATGTAAGTATCCTTATCTACGGCGACGACAATGATGTCGTTGCCTTTAAGGCAGGTGAACGAGTGAAGGGTTATCCAAAAGGAATGGAGTACCACCCACTTGACAAACCCGAAGATGGTCATCTATGTGATGAGCGTTTCATGTGGCATACAGAC